TTGATGCGTTCAAGGAAAGTAATCCACATCTCGAAAGATTTTTTACACTTGAGAGTCTCCCAGGTTTTGGTGATGGTATGCGAATGAGTACTCCAGGTGTAGGAAAAGCCGATTCTACTTTTGAAAAATATGTTATTAACAGAATCAAAGAGTCAGTTCCCGGCAATACTTTGGCTAAGACACACAAAACAAAGATGCAGAGGGAGTGGTAAAACAACAATAACAAGGAGCTTTAATGGCCAGTCGCAAATCAAATGTAAAAAGAGACGATATCATTGAAATTGAAGACTACAGAGCAAGTGGTAATACATCAAATTGTCTCAAACTAAAGCTGGATCATTTAAAAACATTTCAACCTCTAACAGAAAATCAAAAGAAATTCTACGACGCATATCGAAGAGGTGATTACTTTGTTGCACTTCACGGTGTAGCAGGAACAGGTAAAACATTTATAGCACTTTACAAAGCACTTGAAGAAGTATTAGACAAATCAAATCCGTTTAACAAGATAATTATTGTTAGATCGGCAGTTCCGTCGCGAGAAGTCGGGCACTTACCCGGTGACCTAGATGAAAAGACGGAAATCTACAGACAACCCTATCAGCAAATTTGCCACACATTGTTTGGTCGTCCAGACGCATATACTCGACTAGAGGAACAGGGCTTTATTGAATTCATTTCAACGTCTTTCATCCGCGGTATGTCATTCGATGATGCAATTATCATTGTTGATGAATGCCAAAATATGACGTGGGAAGAAATAAACACCGTAATGACCCGTGTCGGTTATCGATCCAAAATTATTTGGTGCGGCGACTATCGTCAAACTGATTTAAACAAGAAAAAGAATGATGTATCGGGTCTCATAAAGTTTTTAGAAATTTCTAAGCTTATGAATTCACACTCCAGAATAGAGTTTACTGTTAATGATATTGTGAGATCCAGTTTAGTGCGTGATTGGATTTCTGCTACAATGCGTTATGAAGATGATAATTCATCATCCGACTAAATAATATTCCTCCTATGTTAAGTTTTGATATAAATAGATATGTTAACATAGGAGGAATTAATGTACTATACAATATATGTCACTACATGTTTAGTAAACAATAAAAAATATATAGGAAAACATATTACAACAGATGCGAATGATTTATATCTTGGATCTGGTAAAATATTGGCAAAAGCTATAAAAAAGTATGGTAAAGATAAATTCAAAAGAGAAATACTTTATGTCTTTGATAACAAAGAAGATATGGACAACAAAGAAAAAGAATTGATCGATAATTCTATTATCGAAAGTGATGAATATTATAATATTGCATATGGAGGTCAAGGTGGTAATATTGTTCTTGATCCTTTACATCCTCTATATGAAAAAGTATGCAAGAAAATATCAGAATCTGCTTTACGTAGATCAGATTTAATAAGTTCTACTGTTAAACAATTGCACATTCAAAAAAGATGCGGAATGTATGGGAAAAAACAGAGCGAAAAACAAAAACAATTAGTAAGTGAGGCGCTTAAAGGAAGAAAACATACTAAAGAACATAATAAAAAACATCATGATTCTCTAATGAAAACATTAACAGATCCAAACTATGTTCATCCAAATAAAGGAAAATCCAAACCGAAGAAAAATTGCGAACATTGTGGTAAAATTATAGACAACGGAAACTATAAAAGATATCACGGGGAAAAATGTAAGTTTAAATCGGAGATGCATAATGAGTAGCGAAGAGTTTAAAATCAAACACAGTAAACGCATTCACTCGAAACAAATTGCAGTAAAAAAGCAAGCGAAAATTGCAAAAGCTGCGGGAATTGTAGAAAAACAACCACATCGGTTCTTTAAACACCACGCATTGAATTGTCACACGCCACGTTGTATAATGTGTGGCAATCCCAGAAAAATCTGGAAACAAGAAACCATACAAGAAAAGCGTTTTAAACAGAAAGAACTATACGATGACATTTATTCATTGCCCGCCGAAGGTATTACCTGATCTAGTCTCAGTAACAGGCGACGACGGTAAGCGTTACTACACCACGCCAAGTGGTGTGCGTTTACCGTCTGTCACCACTGTTATCGGTGCAATGAAGAAGCAGGCGATTATGGAGTGGCGTGCGCGTGTCGGCGAAGCTGAGGCTAATCGTATTTCGAAAATGGCCTCCGGTCGTGGTACTCGCGTACACTCTCTAGCGGAAAAATACTTGAACAATGAAAAGATCATGTGGCAAAAAGAAATGCCAGATGCAATTGAAATGTTCAATTCGCTGAAGCCGCTGATGAGTAAGATTAATAATATTCATTATCAAGAATGTTCTCTTTGGTCTGAAAAGATCGGCATGGCAGGTCGCGTGGACTTAATTGCAGAGTGGGACGGTGTACTCTCTGTAATTGATTTCAAGACTTCAAAGAAAGTGAAGAAGAGAGATGATATTTTTGATTACTTTGCACAAGAATGTGCTTATGCACTCATGTATGACGAATTAGTCGGTAAAAACATTGATCAACTTGTCACAGTCATGGCTGTTGAAAATGATGAACCGCTAGTTTTTATTGAGAAAACTGAAGATCATATAAATACATTGGCAGAATACATCAAATACTACAGGACAACAGTACGGGAGAATTAACACAATGCCAGCAACACTTAATAATACAGGTGTATTATTCAACGATAGTAGCCAACAGAACACAGCATTTATCGGTGGGTCTGCACAAGCCTTTACTTCTTCTGGTACATTTACTATACCTACAGGTGTAACTAAAATCAAAGTTACTGTGGTTGGTGGCGGCGGTGGTGGCGCCGCCGCCACCGCTAGCGGCTGCTGCGTAACTGTTATCGGACCTGGAGGTGGTGCCGGTTGTACAGCGATTAAATGGTTAACTGGTTTAACCCCAGCTGGCACATTGTCAGTAACTATAGGTGCCGGCGGCAGCGGAGGGCTTGGTTCTCTGGCTTCTGCAGCAACCGCAGGTGGGCAATCAAGTGTTGCATCCGGTACGCAATCTATAACAACTATTTCAGCGAACGGTGGTGGCGCTGCTACAGCAGGCGGCGCTCCAGGTTCCGGTTCATCAACTTCTTCCGGAGCGGATCTTACTTTTGGTGGTTCGAGTGGTACATATCTCGGCCTGGGTTCGGCTATTGGTGGCACTGGTGGGAATTCTTCACTTAGTTCTTTGGCTATTCCAACCACGGGCGGTGCATCGGTCGCAGGTGGTAATTATGGTGGAGGAGGCTCTGGACACCCAACCCGCAATACCGGCAACAACGGTGGTGCTGGTGCCGCGGGTCTTGTACTTATCGAATGGTAAAGGAAATAAAATGTTACAAAATTACGTCATAATTGATACACAGTCTGAGCCAAATTACTGTGATAATATCGTTTTATGGGATGGTGATACCGATAAATGGAATCCTCCGACAAATCACATTGCACTACCACAAAATGATACACCTACTAAAATTTGGGAAAAGACTAATTCTAACACTTGGATTTTAGTAGACTCAATTGGCCAAGGTGGTATCGGATGGGAGTGGGACGGAACATATCTTATTACAAATCAACCTATGCCAGTTTCTCAAAATAATACTACAACCGGAACCGAAACATTCTAATGGTAAAACTCATAACGCCGAAAAATTCAGTAGAATTTTCTGGCACTACATTAAATATTTACCATGCAAATGCGGGTGAAGGTTTACCGAGACATGAACACAATTTTAATCATCTGACGATGTGTCATTCTGGAAGCTGTGTTGTACGTAAAGAAAAGGGTGAAAAGATCATCAACAAAAACTCAGTTCCATTGAATCTTGTGGATAATGAATGGCATGAGGTAGAAGCATTGGAAGATAACACAATATTCGTAAATGTATTTTCTACGGGAACATAAAATGAAAACTATACTCTGTGCAGTACTAATTGCATTTTCTACTTTAGTTTCTGCACAAAGTAAAGAAACCAAAGTCACATTCACTGTGAATTGTTTTGAGAGAGATGTTGTGTTGAATCTCTTAACAAAAGAGCTAAAAGAGAAGATTGTATTCGCCGGCATTGACACACTCCATGCGAAAGAAGGCGTACTCTCTTTCATGACACACAATAAGGACAATGAGGAATACACGATCGGACTGTTCTTGACAAAGAGCAATCTTGCATGTATAATTGCATCCGGGTCAGGTAGTTTTTCTCACAATTCAAATAAATAAAAAGGAGAAACAAAATGTATCTAACAGAAGAACAAAAAAATCAAAGAGAGGGTCTATTTTTTGAATTCATCGAAATTATGGCTCAAGAGCTATATAATGAAGTGGATGAAAATTATGAAATTTCAGAAGAAGAAGCCTATTTAGCTTCTCTTATGATGGAACATTTTGTTGAAAACTATATTTTTCTTTCTTTAAAAGAATCCGCAATTCTCTCATTAACGGGTGCTGAAGATCCAAATCTAGAATTATATGAAGAATTTATTGATTTGGCACTAGATGAATCATTAGGCGGTGCTGTATCCGGTGCAGTTCATGGTATTAGAAACTTAATTAACAAATACCGTGCAAAACGTGCTGCCGGTGCTGCTGCATCAACACTAAAAGCACATGAAAAATTGTATAATAAAATGAGATCCGCAAAAAAAGACGCAAAGAACGCAACAGGATTATCTGGAACTTTTAAAAGAGCTAAAGCTGCATCATTGGAAAAACGCAGAAATGTTGCTTTCGATAAAGCATCATCTGCATATACCGCTTCAAAAGCTGCACAATCGAAACATATTCAAGGATTACAAAAACGTACAGAATTAAAGAGAAAAATTGATACGGGTGTTTCTAACATTAAAAATAAAGTAAAAGGTGCGGTTAAATCAGGTGCGGAGCGTGTAGCTTCCGTAGCAGGTAGGGTAGCCGGAAGTTTAACATAAAAAATATTGCTGTATGAAGTAGAGAGAAAAGTGTTCCGGACGGCGGTTCGATTCCGCCCAGGTCCACCATAAGAGCATAAATTTACTTTGGTATTCCGTGTAAATTTACTTTGGTATTGTGTTTTTATGATGGGCCTGACCAGGTTTCGACGGGGCAAAGAGTAACGAAATGGACAGCACGGGAATGTGAAACCCGTTAGGATTGGGGCAACCCAGTCGAAGAAGCAAGCCAATAAACGCAAACGAAGAGCGTTTCCTAGCTGCAGCCTAAACCTGCGGCATGAGTTTTCGCCGATTGTACTTGGAAACAGAAACAATCGGCATTTTCTTTTGGAGTAAAAATTTATGAAAAGTAAACCTATACTCATTACATTATGTGTAAGTTCTTTAATGTTCCTTGGAACAATTGGCTATAATTCAATCGATAAAAAAATTCCACTCAAAGCGTCTTATTCTTTCTTATCACCAGAATCGAAGAGGCAAGTGACTTGTCTAGCGGATAACATCTATTTCGAATCCGTTAACGAACCAGTGAAAGGGCAAAAAGCAGTAGCACACGTTACGATGAATAGACTCTTATCTAAGAACTATGCGAATACAATCTGCGGTGTCGTTCATCAGAAAGTGAACGGCGTGTGCCAGTTCTCGTGGTATTGTATGGAAAAACACCTAAAACAACGCTTGACAATTCGTAAGACAGAAGAGTACAATCAAATCTTAGAGTTGGCGACAGAAGTCTTCTTGAACTACAGTGTCAAGCATGATGTGACGAAAGGATCTACGTTTTATCATGCTGATTATGTAAATCCCGGTTGGGCTCTTCAGAGAGTGAGCAAGATTGGTCGTCATATCTTTTACAGAAGTCATAGTGATGTTTCAAATTTTGAAAGGAAGTAAACATGGAATCTAAAATCAACAAGGAAATGATTACTTTTATCGTTTGTATTACGATTTTTCTTATTGCACTTGTTGCATCAGTGAGTGCATATAATCTAAATCAGCAAAACAATATGTCGAAAAACATTGAATCTGCACTTGCAAAGGGTGTTGATCCAATCTCTGTGAAGTGTACTTATGATCAGTATTCTTCTGCGACTTGCATTACCTACGCTCTGAGGGGTATGAAGTAATGCCGACGAAAGATGAAATCAAGAATTTCTCAAGTCTAATTGAGAATATTGTCGCGTCAAAGAAGTTGTCTTATATCGATGCAATTGTTTGGCATTGTGAAGAAACTGGTTTTGAAATGGAACTTGCAGCGTCTTTGCTTTCAGCGCCAGTTAAAGCAAAGATTTCAGAAGAAGCTCAAAGTGCAAACCTAATTAAGAAGGTCAACAAACTTCCAATCTAAGATGAACACTGAACTTGGTGGTTTTGACGCATTTGCAATGTATCAAGGGTTAAAGTTTCATTTCGGTGGCACTTATGACTTCATCAAATATCATGGCAAAACCAAAGTATCTAAGGAACAATTCTCACGGAGAAAAGATAAGTATAGTTTCTATAGGCTTTCGCGGAAGTACAAGAAAGAAGAACTACTAGAGTTTTATATCTCTAATTTCTTGCATGATCCAAAGATTTGGATCTTTGATCTACTCACTGAAGAAGCTGATGAAAGATATAAAAAGTGGCTGAAGAAGCAACAATCTCTTGCATATACATTCAAAGAGAATTTGAACTTCCTATTCGATACCGTGGAGAATCCAGAAGAACTTCTTCGCGTGGTTGACGGTGACTACCCTTTGTTGTACACTTATCATCTACAAGAGAAGATTGAAATTGAAACGATCATCATCATGAATAGTTTTATGAACTTCATGCCGATGTGGTTGAAGAAAATAAATGATGATATAATCTTCCCGCAATTTGTGAGGAAATGTGAAAAGTATTCGCCATTTCTGAACTATGATCAATTGAAATTTAAAACTATTTTGAAAGAAAACGTATGTCAAACTCAATCGGTATAGAAAAAATCTACGTTGACATGGATGGTGTGATTGCAAACTTCAACAAGAAATACATTGAAATGTTTGGATCTGCACCTGACAGTGGTGATTCGAGGAAGAATTTCAGTGAGAATTTCAAAGAATTGATTGAAAAGCGTGGCTTTGCGGATCTAGATCCCATGTCTGACGCATCTCTGCTTCTTACTTATCTGAATACGCTAAAACATATTCCTAAAGAGATTCTCTCTTCTACTGCAAGAGAAGAACATCATGATGCTATCTCAGAACAAAAAAGTGAGTGGCTGAAGAAACACAATATTGACTTTAAGCAGAACTTTGTTCCAGGTAAACGACATAAGGCAAAGTTTGCTACACCGAATTCCATTATCATTGATGACACACTCTCTGTAATCAATGATTGGGATAAAGCAGGTGGTATTGGTGTTCTACACAAGAATGCCGTTTCCACTATTGCAATTCTCTCACTTTACGTATAAAATATCACTAAATATATCGTTCGATATGTTTTCTGTGATAAATTCGTACAAAACGCTATACAACGCACAAGAAAGGTAATATATGTCTAATTTCGCATCTCTCAAAAAGCAATCCGGTAATCTCGAAAAGCTTGCAAAGGCTATCGAAACTCTCTCAGACAATTCTTCTTCTTCAAAAGAAGACAACTTCTGGAAGCCTGAAGTTGATAAGTCTGGCAACGGATATGCAGTAATTCGCTTCCTCCCGTCTCCCGCAGTTGATGCAGAAGGTGATTCTTCTGGTCTTCCTTGGGTTAAACTCTGGGATCATGGCTTTCAAGGTTCTGGCGGTTGGTACATCGAAAACTCTCTCACTACTCTTGGTGAAAAGGATCCAGTCTCTGAGTATAACTCGAAGCTCTGGAATTCTGGCATCGAAGCAAACAAGGACATTGCACGTAAGCAAAAGCGTCGCCTGACGTACATTGCGAATATCTACGTTGTTGAGGATTCTAAGAATCCTCAGAACGAAGGTAAGGTGTTTCTGTTTAAGTTCGGTAAGAAGATTTTCGAGAAGATCAAGGAAGCAATGAACCCGCAATTCGCGGATGAAACGCCAGTGAACCCATTCGATCTTTGGTCTGGTGCAAACTTCAAGTTGAAGATTCGTAACGTCGAGGGCTATCGCAACTATGATCGTTCAGAGTTCGATAAGGCTGGCACTCTTGGTGGCTTTGATGATGATACTCTTGAATCTATCTGGAAGAAGGAGCATTCTCTTGCTCAGTTCATGGATCGTAGCAACTTCAAGACTTATGAAGAACTTGAAACCAAGATGAATCGTGTTCTTGGTCTTGATGGTTCTGAGCCTCGCGCTCGCACTACTGTCGAGCAAATGAAGGCTGATCCAGTTCTGAAGAAGAAGGAAGCATCAAAGTCTGCTGTTGCGGCAGTAGCCGATGACGCTGATGAAGATGATCTCGCTTACTTCAGTAAATTGGCTGATGAGTAAATAAAGAAAAAGGACCGAAAGGTCCTTTTTTTATACGTATATTTGTTTATATCGTTTCATTACGTGTGCGAATACTGGCGTATCATCTCTTTGTGATGCTTCAACAGACATAGGTATATCTGGCATAACTGTTGAATTTCCATTATTATTTACTGAACTTACAACATCGCCACCGGAAAGAGTATTTTTCAAATTCAAATCATTGTTCATGTATATTGCATTTCTAAGCATTGCAGTGATTTCATTATCTGGTGTTATAGAAGACACTGTTGTTGGTACGGGCGAAACATCGCCAGTTGAAGATTCTGTAGGCGTTGGTAACGAAGGTGTTGGTGCCGGCGGCATAGGTGATACTGTTGGAGTAGCTGCAGGTGTTGGCGACATTACAGGTGATGCTGTAGCTCCGGGTGAACCAGTGTGAATTAAAGCACGTTCTCTTTCTTTCTGTCCTATTTGTGTTTTAGTGTCTTCTATCTGCTTATCATAATCTTCGATTTGTCTCATTTGTTCGGGTGTTCTTCTACCTGCAATTCCAGGAACTAATCCACGTTTTCTTTGCAAATCGCTTTGTTGATTTTCTAATTGTTTTATTTCTGATCCGAGTTGAGTTTCTCTTTGATTTCTTCTGTTTTCCTCATCTTGAACTTTTTTGAGTCTCTCTGTTTTATCTTCTTTTTGTAATTTGATATCATTCAACTGTTCTTGAAGTGCTTTATCACCCGGCTTTGTTCTCAATTTTTCTTTGATTTCATTTTCTTTTTCTGTTAATTTAGTGATGTCATTACTTAAACTTTGTTTCAAATCGCCTAAACTAATTCTACCAGTGCCGGTTCTAGTTGGCATCACTTCAAATCTTTCAGTATCAACTCTATCTTTGAGCAATTGAATCGGTTTAGATAAACGATCTGATTCTTTTCTCTCATCTTCTGAAAGAAGCATGTCTTTCAATTTTGTTCGAGTTTCGCTCGGCAAATCTTCAACTCTAGTCACATTAAATGACTTAAGAATTTCATTTTCTTGTTGTTTTTTGTCTTCTAATTCTTGTTTTCTTTTTTCTCGGTATTTGTTAACATACATTAACAATTTCTTTTCTGGATCTTTTTCTTCTTTGAACGCTTTCAATTCTTCTTCATTGAACATTTTTTCAGGTTCGTTTAATCTTTTTGCAAAAAGACGAACATCTTGAATTGTTCCAGATTCTAGAACATTTGCTGCTTCATCACCTGTAATGCGTGTTCTATCCTTATCTAAGACTTTGTAAAGTGCATAAAGCCCGGCACTTGCAAGTAGAGCACCAACAACCCAAGGATTTGTAACTAACATACGTAAAAATCCAACCACAGCTGGGCTTTTAATTAGACGGAATAATTTCATTAAGCCGCCGCCTAGAAATTTTCCAACTTTCAGTAAAATTTTACCAAAATTTTTAAGTAGTTTAGCTAATTTACCTACTGCACCTAAAATGCTTTTCATCAAGTTACTTATTTTTTCAACTAAACCAACCAAAAATTTCTTAAGTGAATCAAGAAATCCACCTTCTTCTTTTTTCTCTTCTTCTATGACAGTAGGTGGCTTTTCGAGTGAGACAAATTGTTTTAGTACTTCGATAAATTCACGATGTCTTCTCTCATCTTCATAATCTTTTTCTTCTTGGAAGGTTCTTTCAATCGCAAAACGCATTTTCATTTCTTCAATATTCGTTTTAAGAACTTGAAGAATATCCATAAAAATTATTTCCAGTCTCGTCAATTTAACATCTGGCTCATTTTTATTTTGTTTTTTCAATTCAGAAATAATTTCTGATATTTTCGATAGTGCTGCCATCTTATGTTATTCCTAATCCTGGATTAATATTTTGCTGCGGTTGAATTGCAGCCATAACTCTTCTCTGATTTAGAACTGTTGTATTGTTATTTTGAACGATGATAATATTTGAACGATTAGATGATTGTCTTCTCGAATCAATATTTTCAGTTGAGAGAGAAGTCACTTTAGATCGTATATCAGATACTGCTTCATTCACACTTTTCGGTACATTTCTACCAGTTTGTTGTAGTTTTTTTCTCTCTTCATCGGATATTAATTTTTTTGTATCAATTGGATCAAATGTGAAACCTTTTTTGATTAGATCATCTTTATATTGTTTAACTGTCATCGCGGCTTGAACTGGATTATATTTCGCCTGAGTTTCAGACATTATCGATAATTTTGGATTTCTTTCAACATACATTTTTTTATCGTCATCTGCATTTATAATTTGCAACGGTTTAGATGAATTTGAACCAAAGAAATGTTTCATGTATAAGAACGCTGTTGAAATAGGAATTTTCTGCTCTTCAATCTTTAATATATTACTTTTCAAAAGAAGTGTTTGTAATTCTTCTTGATTTTTTTCATCATAAAGTTCATTTTTCCAGTTGCGACCAAACAATTTAGATGCATAATCTTCAATAGTTTCTGGCGTGAAGCCGTATCTACCTGATGCTCCGCTTACTGCTAAATCGACTTTTTTACCATCATATTTAAAATCGGAATAATATTTTTTTCTTCTTTCAGCTAAACTTATTACTTCCTGCATGGTCATATCATTTAAATCTTTTTCGAATTTTTTACCGGTCGTTACATCTATGTTTCCAGATTTAATTTCAGCATCTTTATACAATATGTTGTATATCTTTTTTCTCGTTGCTTCATCATAAGAGTTTCTGTTTCTAATTACTGGTACGTTCATAGCGTTATATGACAAAGCACCGCCTTCTGTTTTTGCTATCAATTGTTTAATTTCATCTATACTTTCAACAGGTTTTGTAACTCTTGTAACTGTTTGAGGTGCACCACTGGGTACAATTCTAGGTGGTGGTGCAGAAGGTGCTAACACTGGTGTTGGCGGTCTTTGTGGTCTTCTTCTCAGTCTTTCGGTTTCATCATAAGGTGGTGGTTCTACTGGTGTTTGTCTTCCGCCAACTATTCCTGACTCATCATATGGTCGTGCAACAGCAACTGGTGCTGGTGTTGGTGCTGGAACAGAAACAAATGGTATAGGTCTACCGAGTTCTACTGCAGTCGGAGGTTCTACTGGTGTTTGTCTTCCGCCAACTATTCCAGACTCATCATATGGCGGTGCAACAGCAACTGGTGTTGGTGCTGGAGCAGAAACAAATGGTATAGGTCTACCAGCAACGGGCTCTTCTATTCGAACAGATGGTGCCTGACTTATATACGTTGTACTAACGCTATCTTGTCCTGTTTGGGCGACTAATGGTCGACTTGTGAAAGTGGTGCTAACGCTATCTTGTCCTGTTTGAATAGTTGGTTCTTGACTTGGTGTTGCAGCAGCAGTTTCGGTACGAATTTCTGGCATTTCTGGACCAGCACCCTCTACCATCTGTTCATTTATTGTTTGCTGTAATTGTTCTATCTGCGTTTGTATTTCTGTTGTCTCTGTATCTCTAACATTAAGAATATCTGGTATATCAAAATCAACTTCTAAATCAGAGAACTCTGCATCTAAGTTATTTAATTCGGCATCATCGGCAATTTTATTGATTTCTTCTAATCCACTCTTTAATGTATTTTCATCAAACGCATTTTCTATTTCTTTTGAAAATACTCTTGTTGGTGCCATTAGTGCAATCGCACCAACTGCTGCGCCGCCAAGTAGAAGTGGTAATCCGCTTTTATCTTTTTCTTTTTTTACATCAACTATTTTAGGCATAGACTCTTTGCCAATAGCGCCTTCGAAGACTTTCATTATTTCTTTGTGTCTTCTTGCCTCAGCTATTGATCTATATTCGTTTAGTGCTTTTTTATATTCAGTATTGTTAAATTCAAATGTTTGAATTTCTATTACCGTCTTTAAAATATCATTAGCAATTTTCTCTAATGATCTTTTATTCTTTAGTTCGGTATATCTTCTTTGCACTCTCTCTTTAGTTGCGCCCGACACTTCTTCATAATTTTTTGTATTCGTATTTCTTTTTACTCTCGTTTCTTTCTCTTCATATTTCTCAGATTTTGTTCTAGAAAATAAAGTACTCACATCACGAAGTGAAACAGTTGGTGTTATATCACCCGGTCTTTCAGATACAAAAAGCCCTCGAAAAATATTTCCAAGGGCAGCTTTTTTTTCTTCGTTCATTTACTTCTTCTTTGATTGTTTAATTGTTTTATCTTCTCATTTTCCTCTTCAATATGCTGTATTAATAATGAAACGTATATATCTCTTTCCCACGGCATCATTGATTCTAATTCTGTCAAAGAATACTTATGATGTTGCATCAACGCAAAATTAGTTCTATAATAATTTTGCAGGTTATCATGACGAAATATTAACCGAAAAAATTTTCTAGTCCTTCTATATCAAAGTTGTGTTGAAAACCACATTTTGAACATGTCATTTGCACTTTTCTTTGCAGCTTAGGCAAAGAATCGAAAAACTTTTCTATCTTTTCAAACTGTTTTTGGTTCAATGATTCTACGAATTCAAGAAGTTCTTTTTCTGTTGCTTCTCTCGAATAATAAAATTGCTCACCATCGTAAATATATTCAATTGACTCAGCAACCATTTTCATTGCAATATCCGCCATCTTGTTCATATCTTTAACAGACTTGAGAACAGAAAATTTAGGATATCGCATCTTCACTGAAATCTTATCATTCAGTTGAATTACATCGTTATCTTTAACTAATCCATCAACTTTGATGTCAAGTAAATTGATCGTTGTTTCCATGACGTTATTGCATTTTTTATCATCAACAATTGCTTCACAACGATATTTATTTTCGATAACTTCACCGACAGATTTTGCTCGAAGATTAATGAAATAATATTCAATATCTATAACAGGAAGATCATCGATGTCAATGTCTTCTGTAAGAGTACAGTTTCTTAGAATTTGTTTGATGTTTTCTTGAATTGATTCTTGGTCATCAGACTCAATGGCCATCAATAGATTTTTCTGTTCTTTCACTAAGAAAGGTCTATATCGAATCTTTTTGTTCGATAGTGGTAATGTCAAATCATATATTGGTGTATCAATCTTTGGTAATGGCATAAATTAAACCTCATTTTATAATGCTGTTGTTGGTGTTGTAAAAGTTTCACCGCGATAAACAATTTCATTTTTTGTTAAACTTGGAATATTTGATTTTTCATTGCTAATTTCCAAATCAAGAGCATCAATACTTGCTTCACTCATATCTTCCCATTTATCATAAACAAATGAAACTGTTAGTTTATGATATCCCTCTGAATTCCAGTTCAGATCAAGTTGATTCGTTCCAATTGGATATGCATTTAACAATTTAATTTTATATGATTCTTCTTTTCTCATATCATACTGTATAATTTTCATTTCAGTCGCATATTGATTCTTATACTTAAAATTGAAAGTAGAAGACGGATGTATGAAGTTAATCCATGATTCAAATATTTTCTTTTCAATCATTGTATCTGTGACAATGAAAGTTAGTGTTATATCATTGAAGTTCGACAAATATGGATATTTTTCTTCGACACCATAAACTTTCATCGGCGCAGTGAGCAAACTTCTTCCTGGCAATTCAGTTGCTTCACAGCGTAAGTTTAAATTGCTACGACTAAAATCACCATAGGTCGAAAGGCCGCTAGGCAACATTATGTCAACTTCAAAATGATTTTGACGGGCTAATTCGTTTTTAAAGCTAGTTAAAAACTGTGATATTGAACCTTTTGCCATTAGCGCATCCTTTTGTTTGAATCTCGGTATACTTCAGCATTTTTAGCACCAACGAAATTAGCAGTTGGTAAAAACAATGCAGTTTCCCATTCGCTTGTTTTTATTGGTATGATTCTCGATCTTATTTGTGTATTCAAATAACGTTTAAGACACGGCTTATATTCTTTCATCGAACTAGTTGCCTTTAACATATCGTAAGCGACATCTATTCTTTTCTTTTGATCCTTCGTGCTATATGGATCAAAATCAATGAGTTTATCTAGAAACAAAGCACGTTTCATCGGCGATAAGTAATGCAGATTAAGACCTATAAAACCATCCGGCAACAAAGACAAAGGTATAACAAGCGGAAAAGTATCATAATACGGTAGTTTATCTTTATGAAGCGGATCATAGAAATAAGTATATAAACCACCAACTTCAAACGGTGCTTTTCTACGCAATTTTGCAATTTCTTTAGCCAAATCAATGGGCGAATTTAATTTCTTAACTTCCTTTTGAAACCAATCATAAGACTCTCTAGATAAAAATGCATAATCTAGAGCAGACCTTTTTTTTGTTATTTCTATTAATTTTGTTCCCATAGTTATTATTTATATTAGAACCTATAAGCGACTAAATCATAGTTGTCGATGAATGTTTTATAGTTTTCTTTCTCTAGAAGCCAGCGAATATAGAATGCTTTCGTATATGTAATGTGTGCAATTTCGATTTTGAATAGTTTCGGTCGAATATTCGAATCCATAATCTGAAGCATAATATCGTAGTCGGAACCTTCAGTATCGATTTGTATAAAATCGATATCATTCGACTGTATATTCCATTTATTAGCGAACGTATTGAATGTCATGGCATTCACTATTTGAGGAACCATATGCGGAACTAAATGCTCAATATGTGTTTTAGGCGTAAGTGTTGAACAACCTTCTGCCCATTCTTGTACAGTGCCATCCCCAATCTTCTCTTGTGGAACAGTATAGATTTCTACCTCACCGTCAAAGTTTGTAATCGCAGAACATTCAAAAGAAAGTCCTTCAACATCTTGATAATTCTGCATCAACTTATCGAATTTCTCTGGTAATGGTTCTACAAGATAACCAGACCAATTAAAATTCTTGATATACAAATGAAGATCATCAAATTTAACACCGTCCATTGCACCGATTTGTATAAAATTAATTTTTCCATTCAAGTTACGATTCAGTAAATTAAGAATGTTCGAGAAGGTCTTCGGTGTCTGTGGCACTTCTTTCGTGAGCCATTCAAGTTCTCGCCTCTCTTCGTTTTCTGTATACCAGCCACCGCCGTTCAAATTTTGAAGTGACTGAAAATATTCTTTATACATCTTACCAACTTTTTCAAAGCTGTAATTCTTCTCAGCCCATTCTCTACATGCTCGCGGTGAGATTGTGTCAATGTTCTTTGCCGCCCAGAGAAACTGTTCAAAAGTACGGCAGCGATAACCAGTTACACCGTGCTGCACAGTCTCAGTGAACGCACCCCAATCGACCGTGATTACAGGTGTACCAGAGAGCATTGCTTCAATTGCTACGTAGCCAAATGGCTCATTGTATATTGTCGGGCAAAAAAGAGCATTTGCACCAGCCATCAATTTCTTCCGTTTTTCTACATCAGCATAACCAACATACGCAACGTGATCAGGCCATTTATCGCCGAGATTGCAATCTTCTGGTCCGTTCGTTGTCCCGGCAAGAATAAGTTTCATACCCAATTTTTCGCATACTTGTGATGCAATATCAACGCCTTTTGACCAGATTATTCTCCCGCACATTAAGAAGTAACCTTCTTTTTTCTCCCTGAACTCAAACTCGGAAAGATCAAAGCCGGAAGGTATTACAACATCATAGAACTTATACTCTGCGTTTGAAATCTTCGATTGACCCTGAAGCCCATGCATGACTGCATATGATTCATAAACTTTGTACGGCGCAAATGCTGACGGATAACCAATACTCGGTTCACAGCAAAACAAATCAGAGTGTGCTTCACAAACTGCTTGCTGTGCATTGCCGAAAAAGCAAAGTATGATATCGCCAGGTTGTTTTCTTTTTGCAATCGCACGAATCGCATTTTCATTAAATGTTCTCTGTACGATATCACCCATGACGTACTTAAGCCCTCGGTTCTTCCAATCATATATGCCATATGCATCATCAAGAAGTTTCTGTGTAGTCACAGTTACATGTTCATCACATATAACATCTGATGCTTCATGACCATAATGAATAACGTACATACCCTGTTCTTTGTACATTTTACAGAAGTTAATTACCTTCTGGGTAAAAGCACACACAGTATATTCTTTCGTAGATGCTGTGTGTGGCACAGCAAGAACATGCAATCTAATCATAGTATCTCCAATTATGTGAAAGCTATATCATCTTCAGTTAAAACTTTGAAAGCCCATCCTCTGTCTGTACAAAATTCAGTTGCTGCTTTCCATTTCGCTTCATTTATACCCCACGTAACAACTTCTTGAATGTATTGTTTCGTGACTCTCTTTTTCTTTTGAGGGGGTTTTGTTTGTTTCTTTGGCTTTATTTCAATTACCATTGCTCTGATTATACCATCTTTTTGCTTAACTCTTACAAAGAAATCTGGGTAATAACGATGAAATTTACCATCAACTGGAGACTTATACGGTATTGAAAATTCTTCAGAGCCCCATTCAACGATATTTTCATTTTTATCGAGCCAGTTCATCACTCTGCATTCCCAAGATGAACGATAGATTATGTTGTTGTAATCACCTTTGTATTTTCCTGGGTTTTGAGGGTAAAATTTTCCAGAATATGCCATTTTTTAACTTTCCAACAAAACATATAAATAAGTATATATGTCATCATCCTCTAGAGAATAAAAACATGGCAGAAAGTTCAATTACAACACCAGTCATCGTGTCTGGTCTAAGAGTGCCTACGACTGGTAGTACACCAATCGGACCACTAAGAAATCTATATCAAAATAAGTACGTAAACAATATTTTCCAATTCCCATCAGATTTGGGTGCATCAAATCGTGGGCATGTAATTACTTTCACTGTTCAAGAACAAGTTGAATCGGCACCTAGAGGTATCCAATCGGATATTTCAATCAGGACAGTAGCAGTTCAAACAGCAAGATCCGCATTCAATGAAGCGCAACGCATTGTTAATTTAACACCCACTCAAGCCGCAGCAGAAGCTGCAATGAGAGCAAAAGAAGGACTTGATCAAGCTGAAAAGTTATTTGAAGAATTTATTTCTACGCTCAGAACTGGACCAAAAAGAAAAGATGGTGATACTGTCGCACTTTATGTACCAGATACAGTGAACGTCCAATACAGCGCACAATATTCAAATGACAGTTTGACTGCGGCACTTGGTAAGCCATTATTTTTAGCTCAAGCAGGTTCAAATATAGTTGATTCACTCAAAACTAATCAAGGTGCCGCGGAAAGAATAAAAAACGTTATAAATGATCCATTTTTCAGAAAACTTGCTGCCGGTGCAATTGATAATACTTTAGGTACAAACTTAACACCTTTTGCATTATCAAGCGTGGGTTATGCGGATAACCCACAACTTCAAGTTCTATTTTCAAACGTAAGCTTCAGAACATTTCAATTCTCTTTCATTCTTTCGCCGAAGAATCAAGCAGAAGCGTCAGCAATTCAAAATATCATCAAAATATTTAAGAAGGCATCTGCACCGAAATTTGAACCTGGGTTTGTAACAGAACAATCAATTTTCTTGAGAGTGCCAGACACTTTTAAAATTAAGTTTTTATTTAACGGTGAAGAGAATTTAAATGTGAACAGAATCGGTGAATGTGTACTCGAATCAATTGACGTTGATTATTCACCGAACGGTTGGTCGAGTTTTAATGATGGTTCTGCTATACAAACTGCATTAACAATGCAATTTAGAGAAATATTCATTATTGACAAAAATCGCATCGAAGAAGGTTACTAATGTTCTATTTCAATTCATTACCAAAGGTTGTAACACCAGATCAAAATGGAAATTCAATTGTTTTGACAAACATTCTTACAAGAGCAACTTTGCTCGAAGAATTTCAAAACAATCCTATGTTATTCTATCAATATTCTATACAAGATAGTGATACACCAGAGATAGTCGCCGAAAAATATTACAATAGTCCGTATCGTTATTGGATTGTTTTATATTCAAACAATATTCTCGACCCACTCTGGGATTGGCCACTAAGACAGGAACAATTTCTAGATTACATTAATGAAAAATACAAAGTCGAGGCGGAATCCGTTTCAATGACGCCATTTGAATACACAAATGTTACTGTATACGCTTATCAGAAAATAACAAAAACGACAAATTTAGATAATTTAACTGAAAATACAATATATACAAATTTAACACAGAGTGCGTACAACTCATTATCATCATCGACACAAACGTTTAAAATTGGTGATTATAGTTGCAAAGTAGAAATATCAAAAAGAATTGTAACAATTTTTGAAAACGAATATGAAAAGAATGAAAACAAAAGAATTATTAAATTGTTAAATTCTTCTTATGTGCCGCGTTTTGAAAAAGTATTTCAGACAGTAATGGGTGTTTAATTTTATGTCTAATTATGTTGAACTCGATAATGTAAAGGATACTTTCGAAGGCACGAAAGTAATAGATAGCTATGCGTTATCGGAAATTAATCTAATAACGCCTGTTCAGACATTCAGTTTGAAAACAATGATGATCGAAATATCTTATTTCGAAGACATTTTCAATTGCAGTACATCTGGTCACATACTCATAAGAGATTCCATCTCGTTAATTGAAGGTTTAAAGCTTTGCGGCAATGAATACATCAAATTAGTATTCAATAAAAACGAAAGTATTAATAATAAAGCAGAATTTTATCGTTATTTCAGAGTATACAGAGTTGGTGAAAGAACACTAGAAAATAATAACACAGAAATGTATACATTGCATTTCTGTTCTGAAGAATTATTTCTTTCGGAACAAATCCGAGTACTAAAATCTTATAAGAATAAACAAATAAGTGAGATCATTAAAGATATATTGAAAAACTATTTGAAAATACCAGAAAAAAGAATTAATGTTGATGATTCTGATGGACTATATGATCTAATTGTGCCGAACAAAAAACCTTTTGAAGCCATAAACTGGCTCATCAACGTTGCACAACCACTTGGTAAAGAAGGTGCCGACTACTTATTCTATGAAAATCAAGATGGTTTTAATTTTCTTTCTCTTCAAAAATTATACGAAAAAGTGCCTTATTCTGAATATTCCTATAATCCGAATAATGCCGGCCTTTTCAATAAAACAACTGAATTAACAAGATCATTCAATAACATAAAGTCATACAAATATTTGGATACATTTGATTCTCTATATGCAGTCAGTGGCGGCGTACTCGCAAACAAAGTAAGAGTGGTGAACACACTCACACAAGATTATAAAGATGTGACTTTCGACTACACAAAATATTTCAATTCAACAAACACTCTAAACAACTCACCGATAATTGGTTCTATAGAAAATAGACTAGGTAAAAAGCCAAATGAAAATTATGATGGAGTTTTCAAAACAGTTAATTCTAATTTTAGAGTAAGATTTGCGGAATGGTATAAAAATGATCCGTCCGGTGTCGCAAACGATATCATGGCAGAAGTTTTTATACCATTTAGAACTGCACAGATAAAACTTGCTTCATATTCTAGAGTGAGACTATTGGTTACTGGTGATCCGCAATTATCAGTCGGTAAAATTATCGAAGTAATTTTACCATCAAACATATCAAAAGACGGTACGAAAAAAGAAAATAAAAGTGAAAAGAGTTTATTCAACTCAGGTAAGTATTTAATCATTGGCGTTAGACATGTCATAGATATAAACTTAAAATATGAAACGATTCTTGAAGTTGCAAAAGATAGTTTTTCAAGTGATTTTCCATCAACTGAAACAAATCCCGATTTTGCAGCAGCAAAAAGAGGTGAAAAATGATACAAAAAGAAAATTTCGAAAACATTCTAGGTCAAGACGGCTTCAATTGGTGGATTGGTGTTGTAGAAGATATACAAGATCCGAACAAAGCTGGACGTTCGAGAGTACGAATCTTTGGTTTACATACGGAAAATTTGAATTTAATTCCAACAGAAGATTTACCGTGGGCACAAACAATGTACTCGGTAACTGGCGGAGGTTCTAAAACATCTTCATATTTTAAAGAAGGTTCTTATGTTTGCGGCTTTTTCATGGACGGCGCAAGCTCACAAGTGCCAGTGATTATGGGTTCAATACCCGGTGTGCCTCAGAGACCACCGAGAGAAGGTATTGGTTTTTCAGCAGAATCGAAATATTACAGAAATCCAGTACCAAAGAGTGAAATAGCAAAACCAATATCAAACGCAACAGCAGCAGATGTAATTGTTGCTAAAATTGTTGATGGTTCTAAAACAGTTATCGAAAAAGTTACTGCACCTGCTATGTTAGTAAGTAGAGTTGGATTTCCAACAATTCCAACTACAACTTATAGTGTTGCCGGAACAACACTTCAAATTGCAAATGAACAATCAGTGCATTCATGTGATTTTAAATTCTTAATTGATTTTGCAGGATTAGGTTTAGATTTCTCTGAGAATCCAATTACAATCATAAAGAATGCGATTAAAAATGGTAAGAATAAAGCTGCTTTTATTATTCGAGCAATCATAACTAAAATTGCAGATGCTATTAGACTCGTTAAAAACGGTATAATAGCATCATTGAATCTAGATCCAAGCGGTCAAATAGCAAAAGCATTTTCGGTAATACAAGATATTCTTCGAAAAGTGAATTATTATGCAAGAAAAATTGCAGAATATGTTGAAATCGCAGCAATGGTAGTCGAATTAGTTTCTCAATTAAAACAAATCATTGAATATATACTTTCTTTACCAGAAAGAATCATTGCTATACTTAAAAATTGTTTATCCACATTTTTGGGTGCAATTAACAGTGCAGTTGGTCAAATTAAAAGTATTCCTGAAACTCTTGCCGGCCCATTAGTTGATGTTTTTAATGATTTAGCTAATTCTACGGAACAAGTTGTAAACAGTGTACAAAATACAGCAAACACAGCAAACGGATCGATAGCTCTACCAAATAATTTCATATCATATATAACATCACCAAGCAGTGAAGATGCAAACAATTTGCTTCTTTATTATGAACAGATTTATCCGAATACGAATGTTGTCATTAGTCAATATTCAGTAGAAGCATTCAACGTAGCGAATAGTTCATCACCATGACAACAAAACCAGATTTTTTTTCAGGATGGGTAGAGCCGCAATCTGCAGCAAATACCGAATATCAGCCAATTTATCCTTATAACAATGCGACGATCACTGAGTCTGGCCACTCATTCGAATTGGATGATACACCAAAACGCGAAAGAATTCGCCTCACACATCGCACTGGAACATTCATTGAAATGCATCCAAACGGTGACGAAGTTCATAAAGTTTTCGGTGATGGTTACGAAATTACAATTAAAGACAAGAATGTACTCATTCAAGGTAAATGCAACATTGAAATACTAGGTGATGCAAATATTCACGTTCAGGGTGATAAAATTGAACAAATTGACGGTAACTATGAACTTCGTGTAAAGGGAACATACACACAAGTTATAGATCAAGCATTAAACATCGCATCAGGCAGTTTTATTGATATTAAAACAGGACCAAATATATCTGGTTCACTCACACTTACAGTAGGTGACTGTGTTTATTTCGATGGCGACTTGAACGTTAATGGCGAAGTTACCGCAAAGAAAATTACTTCATCTGGACGTATTGATGCACTAGAAGGTGTAAGTGCTGGTAAGTTAGGTTTCGTATCACTTGAAGGTGGGCTATCAATTGGTGTGCCTATAGCCATACCGCAACAAATCATATGCTCAGGTACAATACAAGCTGGAGTTGGCATATCGTCACTCGGTTACGTTAACGCTGCAGTAAACGTAGCAGCACCTACAGGCGAATTCGGAATTATGACTTCAGTTCTAATGGGTGACGTAATAAATTCCGGTATCTATAACATACACACGCACCCAGCACCGAAAGGTGTTACGGGCACTCCGTTCAGTCCTATGTTGGAGGCATAATCGTGCCAAATTATGGTATTTTTGATCGTTTAGGGTTTCCTAGTTCACTTGAAAATGAAACAATTGTTTATTCAAGTGGAACATTAAATGGTATGAATTCGATGCCGGCTCTTCTAGAACCGTGGCAATTTGAAGACATGGCTAACAATGCTGCAAATGGTTATTTGTACAATCCTGTCTCGAACAGTGCAAATAGTATCATAGTATCACTTGAATCAATTATTGCTAATACAACAGGAATAGTCGAACTTGTTTCAATTGAAACTGCAGCAAATAATTTGATAAAAAGCAATAATGTAATTTATTATCGTGAACATACGGATCGTTTATCTGGTGTTACCGGCGCAAACACAGAAAATGTAAGTCAACCATATCTCGAAAGCGTTATTGGCATAGGTAAAATACTTTCATATCTCGTCTATCAGAGTGATGATGTTTCAAACAATGCTGTGATGATTGGTAGTTTGGGTTCAATTCTCACATACAACACATTTTCAAATATGGCTAATACTCTTAATGTTGATGCAACTACAGTCAACACAAGTATTACTGGTGGCGTAAGCAGTCTCACAGTGGGTCAAATATCTCAAATCGTCTCAGATATAAACAATGTAAACACATTCATTCTCAATACAATGTCTCAAGATTTGAATTTTTACGCAAATTCGAGAAATCTACTCGCCGAGTATTCTTCACTCAAAGGTTTTTCAAAAATGGGACAGACTGAAGACTACTTATACAAAAACTACATAGGAACACCCAAACTTTTAGAGAGATTATAAAATTTCGAAATTCCGTTCCGGCCGCAAAAATTTTTTCCACAAGAACCTAATTTCTAAAAAGTCATTTTACTCCTACTATAAATAATAAAATGCCAGCACCATCATTAACAAAAAGATATTCAGACATAGACTTTGCTTTTACCAGAACACCTGGTAAGAATGATATTGCTTTAAGTTATGATGAAATGGCTGTTGTACGTGCTGTTAGATACTTGTTATTAACAAATAACTATGAAAGACCATTTCAACCAGAAATTGGTTCTAACGTAACAAAATTACTATTTGAACCAATTGATTCAATTACAACACAATCTCTGAAAAGTTCTATTGAAAACACGATAAACAATTTTGAACCAAGAGTAACTTTGTCAAATGTTACGGTTATAGCAAAGGAAGAAAAAAATGCTTATGATGTTTCTTTAGAATTTTTTATCGGAAATAATACACAACCAACCGAAATAAGTTTAATGCTTAAGAGAACACGATAATGGCAACATCAGCAAACTCAGGTCTACAAATCACAAATCTTGATTTCGGTTCTATTAAGAACAGTTTAAAATCATTTCTACAGCAACAAGATACACTCAAAGATTACGACTTTGATGGCTCCGCTCTTTCTGTATTAGTTGACTTACTAGCATATAACACACAATATAACGCATACTACCTAAACATGGTAGCAAATGAGTTATTCCTCGATTCAGCACTACAAAGAAACTCAGTAGTATCACACGCAAAGTTACTAAACTATACGCCAAAATCAGCAGTAGCACCAAAAGCAACAGTAAATCTAACAGTAAACCAAGTAACAACATCGACTCTTACAATACCTAAGTTCACAACTTTCATCTCAGAACCTATCGATGACGTAAACTACACATTTGTAACGACAGATTCAACAACTGTAAATGTGACAGCGAACACAGCATTATTTCAAGAAATAGAAATCGCACAAGGCATACCCTCTTCTTTCAGTTTCACATACAACTCATTGACAAATCCAAAACAGATTTTTCAAATACCAGACACAAACATTGACACAAGTACACTTCTCGTTACAGTACAAGAATCAAGTTCAAATAACACATTCGAAACATACACATTAGAAACAGATTATATCAGCTTAACGCCAACAAGTAAAGTATATTTCTTACAAGAGGGTATGGATGGCAATTACGAGATATATTTCGGCGACAACATTCTAGGTAAATCATTAGTACATAACAATGTCGTTAACATAACATACATTACAACAAACGGTACAAGTGCTTTTGGTGCTAACTCTTTCACTCTTTCACAAACTATCTCCGGTTTTGCAAACACAGTAACACAAGCAGTAACACCTGCTTCGAACGGTTCTGATAGAGAAACTATCGACTCGATTAAATATGCAGCGCCTAAATCTTTCGCTGCACAGGGTAGAGCAGTCACTAAAGAAGATTACATCTATTTAATTCAGAACAATACGGGTAATTTCCCAGTCGATTCTGTTTCTGTTTGGGGCGGTGAAGAAAACGATCCACCAGTTTACGGGCAACTATTCTGCGCTATCAAGCCTTCAGGTGGCTTCACACTTACGCCAACACAAAAAGAAAGAATCATTGATGAAGTCATAAAACCAATCAGTGTTATGACTGTTGTTCCAACGATTGTTGATCCAGATTACACTTATGTAACAATCGATACAAAAGTTCTCTACAATCCAAAAAGAACCACTTTAAATGCAGGTCAATTAAAAGAAGCAGTTTTATCTTCTATAAGAACATTCGGTGGGACCACACTCAATACATTCAATTCAACTTTCAATTCACCAGCACTCATTACTACAATACAAAGTACAAATCTTGCAATCATAACGAACGAATCGGATGTTCGCGTTCAGAAAAAGTTTTATCCGACTTTAAACGCTAAGACGACATATACTTTGAATTTCGGAACAAAGATCAAAAGAAATTACTTCAATTCTGGTGTTAAAAGTTATCCAGACTTTAGCGTAACAGATGTGAATGCGCCGAACAATATAAGAAGAGGTGTATTTTTCGAAGAAGTTCCGACAACTTCCGGTGGTGTTGCTACAATTAACGTTTTAAATCAAGGTTTCGGTTACACAAAAGCACCGACTGTAACAATCACTGGTGATGGCTCCGGCGCAGAAGCATATGCTGTTCTTACAGCAGGAAGAGTCACCAATATCGTTGTAACGAATCCAGGTTTCAACTACACACAAGCTATCGTTACGATTACAAATGCAGGCGGTGATACAACTGGTGCTCTTGCTTTTGCGAGCGCAGTTCTTGAAGGTTCTCTTGGTTCACTTCGCACTTATTACTATAACAATAACGTAAAAGTGATATTGAATCCCAATGCCGGTACAATCGATTATGCTAAAGGCGTTGTAACATTGGTTGATTTCGCACCAATCGATATCAATAATGATTTAGGGTTATTTACAATCACAGCAGTTCCAGACTCTACAATTATTTCATCATCATTTAATCGTATAGTTGCACTTGATGATTTTGATCCAGATGCCGTTAAAGTTACAATCATTGCACAATAATGACAATCGAAAATAAAACATCACTCAAGATACCATATCAGTTACCGGAGTTTATTCGTTCCGATACGAACTATCAGACTTTTGTTGCATTCCTCCAGGCATATTATGAATGGATGGAACAACAAAACATTGCTGCTGATAAGCAAGGTGTTATATACGGCACACAAAAGTTATTAAACTATTCTGATATTGATTATTACGATAATACAGTTGATACAAAAAAATATACAGTATCTAATTCAAATACTGTTATTGTCTATGCACCTTATCATGAAGTTGCTTTAAATGATAACATATACAGTTATGGTGCAAACACATTACTTGCGAATCTCAACAACACCGGAACTAATACTTGGACGGTTTCGAATGTAACAACTGACACATTCACGTTCAATACAACGAATCCAATACCTAATGGTGTATATACAACAGGCACTGGTTTCATAATTAAAACCGGTCAAGAATACACATATAACAAATTTATTGATTATTATTTAAATGATTTTCTTCCTAATTTTCCGCAAGATTGTTTTGCTGATAAAACAAAACTAATTAAAGTTGCAAGAGAATTATATTCGAAGAAGGGCACACCTGCATCATATGAATTTTTATTCAGAGCATTATACAACTCTGATGCTGATGTATTTTTGAGTAGAGATGTTGTACTTCGTGCTTCAGATGGTAAATGGTATGTTTCGAAGAGTCTAAAACTAGACACAGAAGATGAACAATTCTTATCAATTCAAAATTTAAGATTATTCGGCGAATCTTCTAAATCGATTGCAACAGTTGAAAGAGGTGTAAGAACTGGCACAAGAATAGAACTTTACATTTCGAATATTGAAAGACTATTTGAGTCTGGTGAAACAGTACGTGTTGTAGATAACAATAATCAAACTTTATATTTCAAAGATTCCGAAATTGTCTCAGCAAATACAACTGGTTCAACATCACTTCGCGCTAAAATTATTGGTTCTATATCTTCTGTACAAGTAAATTCAAATAAACGTGGCCAATTGTATCGACCACGAGACATAGCAAACGGTTACTCTGGTGACCCGGTTGTTTTCTATGGTGGATTAAATCCCGAGAGTGTAAATCCAATTGGTGCTGAAGCATATGTTCTTGAAACAACGTCAGGTTCTATTCGTGCTGTTAACGTCAATGAAGGCGGTATTGGTTACAGGGAAGATCCAAACACATTAATTACTTTTATTGGCGGCGGTGGTTCTGGTGCTATTGCGAATGTCGGAGCAGTTGATCCTGCTGAAGCAATTAATGTAGCTTATATACCAACTGATTACATTTCGTCTGCAGCACAGAACAAAAGATTGGATGGTGTTTATACATTCTTCGGCGCAAACGTCAATGCGAATCTGAACTGTTCTCTTGCGAATGCATTTACATTTGTAGGCTTCTCAACATATCCGATATCATCTGTTATTGTTAATAATGGCGGAGGGGGGTATATTGGGGTACCATCTGTCAAGGCGGAGTCATTATACAACACAACAGACCCGGAAACAACAGAAAGTTTAAGATTAAAAGGCAAACTTGGCTCTCTGGGTATTTTAGGTCCCATTGAGATCGTTACACCCGGCACCGGTTATGTCGGAGGTGAATACATAACGTTTTCAAATACTGCTGGCGGCGTCGGAGCAAATGCAAACATCACTGTAAATGCGACTGGTAGTATCACCTCTGTCAGTTACAGATATGCAAACACTTCAAACAAAGTAGTTGTCACACCACTCGGCGGTATCGGCTACAAAGCAGATAGTTTACCGACACTGAATGTTGCTACTGCAACTGGCTCAGGCGCAGTTCTTCGAGTGAATAATGTATTGGGTGTTGGCGCACAACTCGAAGCAGTTCCTGATGAACGAGGCATTGGTGCTATCACATCGATTCTCGTTACAAATTTTGGTGAAGATTATATTTCCGCGCCGAGAGTATCACTGAAAGTTCGTGATCTAATAGTTACAAACGTATCACCAACTAATATTCCGACAAGCAATGACATAATATATCAGGGCACCAGCATTGATAGTTTTGTTTTCAAAGCAAATATCGATTCTATTTCTCTTGTTTCTGGTGACGTAGATCCATTACAGTCGAAATATAGACTTAGAGTTTACAACTATACGTCAAATACAAAAACTGATCTGCAACTAAAGATAACAAACAGAAATGTTGGCGCGAATTTGTATCTCGATCTAGACACAACATATAACACATTTGATTCGAGTCTTAATCCTCTGTTTAAAGATGGTATCCGCACATATGGTAACGGCGCAGCACAGGCTACTGCAAGGTTTTTAAACGGTCTAATTATTGGTGCTGGTCAATATTTGAACGATGACGGTTTCCCTAGTTCTTTCCAAGTTCTACAAAGTGAAGACTACAACAATTTCACGTATCAATTAAAAGTACAAGAATCATTTAGTGCATACAAAGAAATTCTATATGCTCTTCTACATCCAGCTGGAACAAGAGTAAAGCCAATTTATACACTGAAATCTGACGCTAAAATAAATGTAGTTCAAAACAACTACAAGTCGAACTCTCTACCTCTTTCTTATTACACAGGTACTACTGGTTCAAATGCAACAGTATTCGCTTCTTTCAGTAATCCAAGTAACAACATAATTAAATTTGATGCATTAGTCGGTGCAAACATTGCCGAATTCATTAACGTCAATAGTTATATATCTGTTACAAATACTCACGGTCCAAATCTATTCTCTACAGTTGTTTCTGTAAATCATACTTCAAACACTGTTGTTGTTTCTGATAATATATTCTTAAGATTCGCAAATGTTGCAATAGCAAATGTCATTGTCACAAACAACAGAATAAATATTACAAGTATAACAAATCAATATGATTTGATCAATAACGGCGAGTACTCTAATGTAGAGAACAAATTAGCTGATATTGCATTTGTTGGTGATAGCATTCGTCTATATTCAAATGCTTCATATGATTATACTGGTACTGTGACTTATGTTTCGTATGCGAATAATACTTTGTTTGTAACACCAGCACCGTCTTTCGGAAATAGTAATGCTTTATTATCAATTGGTAGAAATCTAGTATCAACAACTGTGAACATTTACAATACAGTCGGAACTCCAGGAACACCTTTCTTAACAACACAATCGGGTGAAGTATTACTAACACAAAGTGGTGATGTACTAACACTAGGAATATAAAAAAATGGCAACAGTAAAACTAACAGATTTACCCTACATCACAGCACTACAATCTAACACAGCTAACACGATTCTTCTTGGTGTAGATGTGCCCGGTGATTTCACAGGTCAATTGACACTTACAACTTTAGCTGTTGGTTTGTATTCAAACAACAACCTAAAAGTTGGTAACAATGACATCATTTATGCAAATGCTGTGGGACAATTCACCGGAAATTCTACACAGTATTTACAAGTAGCAGTAAGAAATCAAGACAGTGATGGCTCTGGCGATTTCGTAGTCACAGCGGATGATGGAACAGATGGTACACACTTTCTAGATTTAGGTTTGAATGGTTCAACGTATAGTGATCCCGATTACTCAGCAACAAAAGCACATGATGGTTATTTGTACGTCAACACAAATGATGCTGAAGGTAACTTAGTTCTTGGAACAACTTCTTCATTAGGTAGAATCAATTTTATTGTTGGTGGAACAGAAAGTACCAATATCGTTTCGTATATCTCATCGTCAGGAATATATTCACCATCAATCGATTCTCTAGTCGCAGCTAACGTAGCAACACTTCGCGGTGAGATAACGGCTAATGCTGATAGTGCTAATTCTGTGATCAATTCTAGAATTAGTTCTAATATTGCTACAGCAAACTTATTCACTCAAGCAGCATTTGATAAAGCAAATAATGCACTCGCAAACACGAATGGTGTTTATACTGCTGGTGATTTTTACATGTCAGGTGATGGCTTCGTTAATGGCACATTTACATTAGCGAACTCGACGTTTGGTGCAACAGAATCTGCGATGACGATTAAAGCCACTGCAACAGTGCAAACTCCGTCGCAATCCGGAACAATGCTCCACATTTCAGGTAAAGCAAATACACCTTCTAGAATTATTTTCGATTCATTCAGTACTGACGGTTCAGCTTATGGTATAGTGGCAGGCCGCACTGCGCGTGGAACAGTTTCATCTCCAACAGCAACACAAAACAATGATGTTTTAATGCGTTTAGCTGGCAACGGTTGGGGCACAACAGGATTCGCACCACTAGGCGTCGCACGTATCGATATCGTTGCTACAGAAAACTATACAGATTCGGCTCGCGGATCGAGAATTTTATTTTACAACGTTCCCAATGGTTCTAATGTTGTAAATCTAATTGCTTCTTTTAATGCTAATACAGTAGAGTTTACAGGAACAGTTGCGCCAGAAAAAGGATTCATTTATACGCCGAATGTACTCTCCACAATTACTTCTTTTGCATTAGATTTTCAGAGAGATAATCTAGTTAAATTCAATATAACAGATAACTTAACGATCACACTGTCAAATTATGTTTACGGTAAAGTTGTTGAGATGTGGATTACAAACTCTGCAGCACAAAATAAAACAATCACACACGGTTGTTTAGCGAATAATTCAACTTCTAAAGCAACTACATTCACAATACTTTCAAACTCATGTGCTTATCTGAGATACTTCAGTATTGATGGTGATCAAGCAAACACATTCGTTTCTATTACTGCTTAACGGGATTTAGTATGGCATCTAATACAGGTATTCTTACTTACAATTCTGGTGTTTATAACACTCTACTGAACTACAATGCTCCGAGTTCAACAGTCGGTTCGACTGGCAAAATTTTAGGCACACTCTATTGTTTCCTATCACAAGTCGAGCCATGGGAAACAGAAGAAGTTCCGCCTACACCAGAGCAAACACAAAGATACATTAAAAACGTATTTAAAAATATGTTTGTCGCAAAGAAAATAACGACGAACGATATGACACCAGTGATTCAGCGAATAAATTGGCAAACTGGCACTGTCTACGATTATTATTCAGACACGACCAATATGTTTGAACTTAATGCAGAAGGTTACTTAGTTAGAAAATTCTACATAAAAAATAGATTCGATCAAGTTTTCAAATGCCTATGGAATAACAACGGCGCTGCGTCTACTGTTGAACCTTATTTCGAACCAGGAACTTACAACGCGAATCAAATTTTCCAAGGTGCTGATGATTATAAGTGGAAGTATATGTACACGATTTCAGCGGGTGTGAAAATCAAATTCATGGATGAAAATTGGATGCCAGTACCTGCAGGAAATACTGTTCCAAATGCTGTTGGTAGTTTGTCTGGTATAGGTTCTATCGATGTCATCAATGTGATTAGCGGCGGTACTGGTTACGATGAAGCAAATGCACCGATCACTATAACTATCACGGGCGACGGTAACTTTGCTACAGCGAATGCTGTTGTAACAGGGAATGTAATCACAGACATACTCGTAGCGAATACTGGCTCAAACTATAGTTTTGCTAACGTTGCTATTACATCTTCAAGCGGCTCAGGAGCAAATGTAATTGCACCAATTTCACCAATCGGTGGGCACGGCTATAATCCCATATCAGAATTGGGTGCAAGAAACATTATGTTGACTGCAACTTTTGATACTGATGAAAACGGTAATATACCAACGAACATTGACTATAGACAACTCGGTATCTTAGTAAATCCATACGCTTATTTCGGCGTTACATATGGTTTAGCAAATGCTGAGATATATAAGACAACAACTGATTTTACAGTGTCTTCAGGTTTCGGTGCATATACACCAGATGAAATTATCTATCAGTCTGCGAACGGTTCTATTTTAGGTGCGACATTTAGTGCTAGAGTTTTGAGTTTCGATAGTACTTTTAATATAGTTAAACTGATAAATACATACGGAACTGCATTAGAAGATACTGTTCTTTACGGTCAAACAAGCGGTACAGCAAGAGTTTTATTGCAACAACAAACACCAACATTCATTAAGAATTCTGGTTATCTAACATACTTAGTCAATCGAGCACCAGTTCAAAGAAATGCCGATGGTTCTGAACAATTTAAACTGGTTTTAAGTTTTTAAAGGATAAAAATGCTAAACTTCAACGTCGATCCTTATTACGATGATTTTGATCCGAATAAAAATTTTCACAGGATTCTTTTTAAGCCTGGTCGTGCCGTTCAAGCTCGCGAACTAACACAAGCACAAACAATTCTGCAAGACCAAGTTTCTAAATTTGCAGATCACATCTTTAAGCAAAATACACCTGTGACTGGTGGTCAAGTCACGATCAATAATCGTTCGACATATCTGAAGTTAAATGCGACGTATAATGATAACGATATCGTTGCTGAAGATTTTCAAAATGAAATCATTACAAATACGGATGGAACAGTTTTCGCTAAAGTTGTAGCAACAGAAGAAGCAGTTTCTGGTGATCCCCCTACTCTATTCATAACATATCTTTCTGGTTCAAAGTTCTCTGCTGGCGATTTAATTCTTTCTAGTTCAGGAACAACTGCTCAAATTGCGCCTACAGATTTCACTGGCTTTGCAACGACAGCTTCGATTTCAGAAGGTGTTTTCTACATCGTTAACGGTTACTCATTCTCATCAGTACAAAACGATGACGGAACATACTCTAGATATTCTATCGGCAATTTCGTTTCTGTGCAACCACAAACAATCGTTGTGCAGAAATATGGCAATACACCAACAAGAAGAGTTGGTCTAGACATCTCTGAGTATGTAACTGATTATGTCACAGATCCTTCGCTATTAGATCCAGCAATTGGCGCTACTAACTATCAGGCACCAGGTGCTGATCGATACACGATTAAACTATCGCTAACAACTTTACCTCTATCACCAGGTGCTGATTCAAACTTCATTGAACTTGTTAGAATCACTAACGGTATTGTTCAACGTCTAGTAAACGGAACAGTATATGCTACGATTGATGACTACATTGCAAAGAGAACATACGATACTAATGGTGACTTTATTGTCACCGATTTCAAATTAGTTCCGAAAGCAAACACAGCAAACGTAGATACTTATAAGCTTCAAATTGGACCAGGTTCAGCATATATCAAGGGTTATAAAGTAGAATCTGTGCGTGATATTACTCTTGAAGCACCAAGAGCAAGAGAGTATGAAACACTGAACAATAATAATCTGACAACAGATTATGGTAATTACATCTACGTAAACAATATCTCTGGTGCTTTTGATGCAACGAAGGTTATACTTGTTGACTTCCACACTATCAATGTAAACTCATCGATTGTAACAACAAATAGCACAACTTATAATTCAACTAAAGCAGGCTCTGCTTATTTGCGCGGTCTGGAATATGAAACAGCATCTGATGCTGCAAATACACAATCATATGTTTACAAGGCTTATCTCTCAGAGTTTAAGAACTCTACACTAAGCACAAACGCAGCAGCAACAGGAACAACAACTACAATTCAACTATTCGATACTAATGGTAAATTCTCTTCTGTTGCAAATGCATACTACGGCGCAACAGTAACTATTGATTCTGGTACATCGGCAGGTGATCGTCGTAAGATTGTTGCTTACAATGGTGGTACTAAAACTGCAACAGTTGATGTCGCATTCACAGTGATACCAGATACAACATCAAATGTTACGATTCGTTTTGATGTTGAGAACTACAACATGATGGTTGCTCCAACATCTAGCGGCTTTAATCGTTCTGCTTCTGCGGGTGTTGACCCTTCAAGCAAGACAGACGGTATCGTAAGTGGTGTGAGCATACTGCCAACAGTGCTTACAAATCCAACATCACCGGAATTAATTTTCCCAGTCGGTTATGATTACGTTAAGAACTTAAGTGATCAAACATACAACTCATGGAAAATGCTGCGTGATGTAAGTTTCTCATCAGGTGTAGCACAATTCACATTGACTGGTGATGTTACTTTTGTTGGTACTGCAAGTGCTACACAATCATCAACAGAAGCGAGAAACAACTGGTTGGTAATTGCAACAGCACCTGGTTCATCTGGGCTTACTGCTGGTCAACCTGTGAACTTTACAAGTGCAAACACGATTGCACTCGATTCAACAAAGAAAATTGCAACATTAGATACAACTGGCACAGCTACATTCACTGGAACAATTCTTGCAAGAACAGCAATTACAAATGCTGGAACAACAGCACTCGCACTTAAAGTAAAGAATTTGATCAGTGGAAATACAGCAAATGTAAACTTAACTGGCACTGATGTTGGCGGCGTTAAAGTTGATCTTGCTCAAGGTCAAGTATACTTCCCATCAACAACACTAGTTACACCAGGAAATGCACAGTCACTTTACATATCTGATGTGAAAAACATCGTTAAGATTATTGATACTGGTGCACCAACAACTGCAGCAACAGATGCGATGCTATCTAGTTCCGCATACGATGTGACAAATAACTTCTTGTTCGACAACGGTCAGAACGACACATACTATGGTCACGCTTCGATTACATTGAAACGTGGAGCACCACAGCCAAGAGGCAATCTACTTGTTGTCTTGAACTACTATCAACACACTGGTGGCGACGGTTATTTCTGTATCAATTCATATCAAAGTGCTGGTGCAGGTGGTGTTTCTACATCACCGGAAAATTACTCTGACATTGGTTCTTACACAGCAAAGATTTCTGGACAGACTTACAACCTAAGAGATTGTATAGACTTCAGATTGTCAACAGTGAATGCAACAGCAACACTACAATTTAGATACTCTACTTCAACACCATCGATTGATGGTGCGTTGATACCTGTGGATTCTGGAACATTTATCTCCGATTATTCACATTACTTGGGTAGAAATGATATTGTTGCATTGACGAAGGACAATCAATTCAAATTGATTCAAGGTAAATCAAGTAATGCGCCTTCGTTCCCGCTGCAACCAGATGGTAGTTTACTACTGGCACAAATAACACTTGATCCATACACATCTTACTTACCGGAAGAAACAACGAAGTATCTACCGAACATCAGTTTGAATAAGATCCAACACCGTCGCTGGAGAATGCAGGACATTTCTTCTCTTGAAACAAGAATCAACAATATTGAATACTATACATCACTCAGCCTACTTGAAAAACAGGCTGCTGAGTTACAAGTGCCTGATTCTAACGGCTTGAATCGTTTCAAAAATGGTATTCTTGTTGACAACTTCACAGGTTTCTCGACTGCAGACGCGGAGAATGAAGACTTTGCTGCAAAAATCAACAAGCGCCTAACATTCATGACTGCACAAGATTTTGTATTGAATGCGCCACTATTCCCGAAAGACGGTTTCAATGCTTTCGGTAAGTTAGCAGAGTCTGCACAAACAAGTCTATCATATCGTTATCACACAACTAGCGGTGGAACATCTGCAATTATCACACTGCCGTACTCAAGTGCGAATCTAGCAATACAGAAATTGGCAAGTGATACTGTCAGCTTGAATCCATTCGCTGTAGATATTCAAGAAGGTGTTCTTGAAATTAACCCACCAATGGACATGTGGGTTTCTACGGGAAGAGAACCTGATATTCTAATTGTAAATCCACAAACAACTCTTTTCAGACAGGGTAACACACTCAACGTTCTTTCAACTGGTGATTGGGGAACAATCGCAGGAACACAAAGAACTATTGAAGAATCGTCAGGTCGCCAAGTTACTACTACAGTATACGCAAGCCAAGAAAGACAAACTGTTTCTGGAAATTATGATCAAGTAACATCTATCACTGGTAATTTCATTACTGATGTTTCAGTACAACCATACATTAGAGCGCAAAATCTAATTCTTCGTGCGAAGGGTATGAAGATCAACACACCAGTTTCAGTGTTCTTTGATGGTGAAAATGTAAATCAATACCTTGTACAACCAAACATTATCAATCTGACAAATGTGAATGGCACTTTTGAAGAAGATGATGTGATTGGTTTCTTTACTTCTGGTACATTCTATCCTACCGGGCGTGTTGTCGGTGCAACAAAAACATCTTCAACAACTGTAAGATTGTATGTAACTTCAGATGCAAATACTATTACATATAGTTCAACCAACACTTTACAGAATGCTAGATTCAATCAAAACGGTGTATACACTGGAAACACAGCATTCGGAACTTATACAAATAGTTCGCTTCGTGTTATCTCGATGAGTGGTGAGGTCAAAGGTTCTTCTGGTGGATCAACTGCAGCATTGCCAGGTGGTGGTACATACAGAACTGGTGCTACAGCAATCACTCTATGCCCACTCTCATCATCAACTACATCATTCTACGTTGGTTCAACTATTCGTATTACAACAGTAAATCAGAAACTAGTAACTCAACGCATTAAAATTGGAACAACCGGCGGCTGGTGTGATGAAAACCAGTGCTGGGCCAATGAAGACATTTTCAGCACGCAGACTAGTTATGAAACTTGGACTGAAACTTTCACCGCAACTATCACAGCATATGATGGTACAACAAAAGTTGCAACACTAGGTTCCGCTGTTGGTATTTCATCTGGTTCAAATAAAACGCAACCAAATAATCCAGCAGTTCTAATTGGTTCAAAATACTCAATCTCAGGTTCAACTTATCTTCTTTCACAAAGTTCAACTTTAGATGTTGCACCGAGACTTTCAACTGATGAAAATGGCAACTTCAGTGCGATTTTCCAATTACCTGGAGGCACTTTCAGAACTGGTGATAAAGTTCTACGCATCGACAACAGAACAACGGATGCGAATCCAGATTCTGCAACAACAGTTTCTGAGGGTATTTTCACAGCGAGTTCTCTTGCTACAAAGAGTGTGAACGTAAACTTCGGCGGTTCACTCCAAGCGGCGGCAAAAGGATCAGTATTCGTTTCAACTGAACAGAGACAAAATCAAATCATCAGTCAGACAGTAACAACTGTTGACCCTGTTGCACAGACTTTCATGATCGATCAGGAAACATATCCAAACGGTGCTTTCCTCCGTTCGATCAAAGTGTTCTTCAGAAACAAACCTACAACAGCTTCCGCACCACCAGTTAAATTCTTTGTAACAAGTACATTGAACGGTTATCCTAACGGTGAAGTATTAGATAACAGTTTAGTTGTCAAGACAGTTGGTGAAATAAACGCATCTACTACACCACATTATCTTGATAGTTCAACATACACTGAGTTTGTATTCAATGCACCTGTCTACATCAGATCAGGCAACTTGTATGCATTCATTCTGCAGACAACATCACCAGATTATGTTGTTTGGGTCGCAAAACAAAATTCAGTTGCAGTTGCTTCTTCTGTTAAGAATTTACCGACAGATCCAACACCATCAACGATAACAAAAATCGGTGCATCACCTTACGTTGGTACGCTGTTCGAATCACAGAACGGTATTGCGTGGACAGCAGAACAAGCAAAGAGCATGATGTTTGTAATCGATAACTGCGTGTTCACAACTTCTGCTGAACCAACAGTTGATTTCATTGTACCTAGAAAGATACCGCTGAGAAAACTAGTGAACAGTGACATCGAATATTACGCAAACGTTGCTTCGAATACATTGTCATCAACTGATAGCACATACTTCTTAAAAGATTTACCGTATGATGCATTGAATGTTTCTGTCGTTGACTTCGAACCAACAGACACGAAGATCAACTATACTTATAGACCTACAATTTACTCGGACTTTTCTTCTGATTCAACAAAAGAAATTATTCCTGGTAAATATGCAACCTCTATGAGTGATAACATTTACTTCGATGATGGTAAAGGTTCTCGTGTTCTCGATTCAAATTCAAGTTCATCATTTATTTTGACAGCAAGATTGACAACAACAAATCAATATGTTTCTCCTGTCATAACTGATGATGGCACTTCACTCTATGCGATTCGAAATGTAATCAATGATATGCCTGTGACAAACACTGATATTACAGTGACAAGCGGAAACACTGCGGGCGTAACTGCCGTGTATACAAGCACACCACCTGCAGTTACAATTTCAGCACCAACTGGGCTCGGCGGCACACAAGCGTATGCTACAGCAAACGTTGTGACGAATGGTTCAGGCGGTTACATTGTAGACAAGATCAATGTGACAACACCAGGCTCAGGCTATATTCAAACACCTACACTCACAATCGCAGCAAACGGTGGTGGCTATAGTGCAACTGCAACTGTCTCTGGTGAAACTTCAGCGAGAGATGGTAATGCAGTTTGCCGTTACATTACTAAGAAAGTTGTATTAACACCTGAGAATGATTCTGGCGACTTGAGAGTTTACTACACTGCTTACAAACCAGTCGGTTCAAGAATTCTTGTGTATTACAAGATACTGAATCGAAATGATACTGAAAAATTTGAAGACCAAAACTGGCAACTGATGACTGAAATAAACCCAGGTGGATCTTCATATTCAACAATCAGAACTGATGTGAAAGAATATGTATCAGCACCAGGTTCAAACGGTAATGCCGACAATTCAATAAGTTATACAAGCACTAGCGGTGTTACATATACACAATTCAGTCAGTTCGCTATTAAGATTGTACTCGCAACTGCAGATTCCGCAAGAACACCAGTTCTATATGACCTAAGAGTTCTTGCGCTACCTTCAGGACAATAATATGTTTGTGAATGTGAAAGATTCAAAGTATGTTAGAGACACAAATTCGATGGCACTTATCAATAATGATTCAAGTGCCAGAGAAGATTATTTGATGAAATCTAAAATATTAAAGAGTCAAAAAGAAGAAATAAATAATATTCGTATTGAAGTTTCTTCAATCAAAAACGATATGGACGAAATAAAAAAACTATTGGTACAATTATTAGGAAAAGGCACAAATGGCTAATCCAATCACTCCACTAAATTATGCAAATACTTTCGGCGACTGGCTAGTTACAACAAATTCTGTTCTAGCAGAAGTCAATGATATTGGTGCAAACAACTACACCAAAAATACTGGTTCATTCATCATTAATTCAAGTGGAACTGGTCTTCAAGTAGCAAATAATGCTTTAGTTCAAGGTACGTTTACTGTTTCAGGTACTGGTTCATCCGCACTTGTTCAAAATATTCTGACAGTTCAAGGTTCAATTCTTGCAACAAACACACAAGCAGGAGTTACCGGACTTGCTGTCGCCGGAATGGCAAACGTAGCAAATCTGAATGTGTTAGGTGCGGGTATCGGGTTAAACGTAGCAAATCTTTCTGTTCTCTCCGGAGCAGTTGCTCTTGGAAGCACACTAACAGTGTCGTCTAACATTCGCACACTTGGCGTAAATGCGAACTCTTATATTGTATCACCTGTAGTTTATTCAACTTCGCTATTCTCAGACACACTTACATCGAATGGTGCTCTTAATGCAGCAAGTGCTAACGTTGTTGGCACAATGCAGGCTAACACAGCTAACGTCGGAACATTGTCCGCATTCACAAGAGTTGTTTCGGGTGTATTGACGGCAAACACGGATCTAAATGCTGGTTTTGCAAACGTTGTTGGTACAATTCTTGGTGGTACTCTAACGTCTAATTCTGCTTTGAATGCAGTCACTGCTAATATTGTATCTACAATACAAGCTAACACAGGAAACGTTGGAACATTATCTGCTGTCACAAGAGTCATTGGAGAAACTTTAACAGCAAATGGTCAACTGAATGTTGGTTCAGCCAACGTTATCAATGGCATTGATGCAGCTTCGGGTAGAATCGGTGTACTTGTTGCCAATACAAGCTTATTGACAGGCACTTTAACTGCGAATACACAACTGAATGTTGGTTCTGCCAATGTCATTGGTGGTATCGATGCAGCTTCGGGTAGAATCGGCGTTCTCGTTGCAAATACAAGCTTGTTGGGTGGTACAATTACCGCCAACACACAACTGAATGTTGGATCCGCTAACGTTATCAACGGAATTGATGCTGCATCAGGTAGAATTGGTATTCTCGTTGCTAACACAAGCTTATTGGGTGGTACAATTACCGCTAATACACAATTAAATGTGGGTTCGGCAAATGTTATTGGCGGTATTGATGCCGCATCAGGTAGAATTGGTGTGCTTGTTGCCAATACAAGCTTATTGGGTGGTACTTTAACTGCGAATACACAACTCAATGTGGGTTCTGCTAACGTCATCAATGGCATTGATGCTGCATCAGGTAGAATTGGTATTTTAGTTGCCAATACAAGCTTATTGGGTGGTACAATTACCGCTAATACACAACTTAACGTCGGCTCAGCAAATGTCATTGGCCGAATCGATGCAGATTCTGGGAGAATTGGTGTACTTGTAGCCAATACAAGCTTATTAACCGGCACTCTAACTGCGAATACACAACTCAATGTGGGTTCTGCCAACGTTATCAATGGCATTGATGCAGCTTCCGGAAGAATTGGTATTTTAGTTGCCAATACAAGCTTATTGGGTGGTACAATTACCGCTAATACACAACTCAATGTGGGTTCTGCTAACGTTATCAACGGAATTGATGCTGCATCAGGTAGAATTGGTATTCTCGTTGCCAATACAAGCTTGTTGACGGGCACTTTAACTGCTAATACTGCATTAAATGCTGGGTCAGCAAACATAGTAGGTTTAGCACAAGCAAATACAGTTAATGTTGGAACATTGTCCGCATTGACAGCAATTATCGGTGGTACAATTACCGCTAATACACAATTAAATGCTGGTTCAGCCAACGTTATTAATGGCATTGATGCTGCCTCAGGTAGAATTGGTGTTCTTGTAGCTAATACTAGTCTACTTTCTGGAACAATTACAGCTAACACACAATTGAATGTTGGCTCAGCAAATGTCATTGGTGGTATTGATGCTGCTTCGGGTAGAATCGGTATTCTTGTAGCTAATACAAGTTTATTGACAGGCACTTTAACTGCGAATACACAACTTAACGTAGGCTCAGCAAACGTTGTTGGTGTTGTCCTTGCAGGAACGTTAACATCTAACTCTGCGCTAAATGCCGTCACCGCCAATATTGTATCTACGATGCAGGCTAATACCGGAAATGTTGGAACGCTGTCCGCAGTAACAAGAGTTGTTTCTGGAGTTTTAACGGCTAACACAGATTTGAATGCAGGTTTTGCAAACGTTGTTGGTACTGTACTTGCAGGAACATTAACATCTAACTCAGCATTGAATGCAGTGACAGCTAACATTGTATCAACAATGCAAGCTAATACTGCGAACGTGGGTACATTATCTGCTGTAACAAGAGTTGTTTCGGGTGTATTGACTGCTAATACAGGACTAAATGCAGGCTCAGCTAACGTTATTGGTGTTGTGCTTGCGGGTACACTAACATCCAACTCCGCTTTGAATGCAGTGACGGCTAACATTGTATCAACAATGCAGGCTAATACTGGAAATGTCGGAACATTGTCGGCTGTCACAAGAGTTGTTTCTGGTGTGCTAACGGCTAATACTGATTTGAATGCAGGTTCAGCTAACGTTATTGGAACAATTCTTGGTGGCACAATTACTTCAAATGGTTTCTTGAATGCGGCTAGTGCAAACGTTGTTGGTGTTGTGCTTGCTGGCACTTTGACATCTAACTCGGCATTGAATGCAGTTACAGCTAACATTGTATCTACAATGCAGGCTAACACAGCTAACGTGGGAACATTATCTGCTGTTACAAGAGTTCTTGCAGGATCATTAACATCTAACTCGGCATTGAATGCAGTGACGGCTAACATTGTATCTACAATGCAGGCTAACACAGCTAACGTGGGAACATTATCTGCTGTTACAAGAGTTCTTGGTGATGTGATAACGGCTAACACAGCATTGAATGCTGGTTCCGCAAACATAAGTGGTTCTTTAAATGTTAACAGCATCACTTCAAACACAATTGTAAATACAACTATTCTATACACAAGCAGCAATTCTTATGTTGCTTCATTGAATTCAAACAATCATGTAACAACTGCTAGACTATACGCGACAAACGCTAACTTAAATCAACTGTTTGTAAATACTTCAGTCGATATTGGCGGCACAACTACAATTAAGGGCGACTTAAATGTAGAAGGAAATTATGTAATAGAAGGCGACATTGTTTACAATTCTTCCGATTTCGTATTATACGGTGAAGTGCCTATAACCGGTTCACAAGCTGCTCGCGTCGGTGTGAATAGAGGTGAACATAGCGCACTCACTTTCACACCAAATGCTTACATACAATTTGACAATTCAGATCGTAAGTGGAAAATTAGAGCAACTGATGAAACGGATCCTGTAAAAGTAAACACATATTATCAAATAATTACAACTAAAGATATAGGTGTTTTAAACGGTCCAACGGGACCAACAGGTCCACAGGGTCCTATCGGCCCTATCGGTCCAATTGGACCTATCGGACCCATTGGTCCACAGGGACCTATCGGTCCAATTGGCGCATCTGGTCCTCAAGGTCCTATCGGTCCAATTGGTCCTATCGGTCCACAAGGTCCAATCGGACCTATCGGACCCATTGGTCCACAGGGACCTATCGGTCCAATTGGCGCATCAGGACCACAGGGACCAATTGGTCCTATCGGACCTATCGGTCCAATTGGCGCATCTGGACCACAAGGTCCTATCGGTCCTATCGGACCCATTGGACCAATTGGCGCATCAGGACCACAGGGACCAATTGGTCCTATCGGTCCTATTGGTCCACAGGGACCTATCGGACCAATTGGTCCACAAGGACCTATAGGTCCAATTGGACCTATAGGTCCAATTGGCGCATCGGGACCACAAGGTCCTATCGGTCCTATCGGACCCATTGGTCCAAGAGGAGCTACTGGACCACAGGGTCCTAGTGGACCACAAGGTCCTATTGGTCCAATCGGCCCAATTGGTCCACAAGGTCCAATCGGTCCTATAGGCCCAATAGGTCCAATTGGACCGACGGGACCTCAGGGACCACAGGGCGAAAATGCAGGTCTGCGTTACAACTTCGATAACATCAACGTAGATCAAGACCCAACACCTGGTAAATTCCTATTTAATCAGTCAGTGATTTCAACTGTAACTGAAATAAACATCGACATTTTGGACATAAACAACGTTGATGTTTCTGCATACATTGACAGTTGGGATGATTCGACAACTACAGTTAAGGGATTTTTATCGATCAATTCGAATGTAAATTCAGACACAACTTTCGCAATATTCAGATTAACTAGCGTAACAACAGTCTCAGGATATAGAAAACTTGGCGTTGTTTACGTTTCAGGAACATCTCCTAGCCTAGCAGAAGAGTGTGTTCTAACATTCTATAGAACTGGTGATATTGGTGCTACTGGACCACAAGGACCAATCGGCCCAATTGGACCTACTGGACCACAAGGTCCAATCGGTCCAATTGGTGTTGGCGCTACTGGACCTCAAGGTCCTATCGGTCCGATTGGTCCGATTGGTCCAGCAGGTCCTTCAACAACAATTAATGCGACACAAACTACAACAGGTACGACATACTATCCAGTGTTCATTGGATCTGCTGGTGCAAATGAAACTGCTAGAGTGAGAACAACAGGATTTACCTTCAATGCATCTACTGGCGACCTGGCTGTTCCAGGTAACGTTACTGCATCTTCTGATGAAAGATTGAAGAATAACATTCAAACAATTGATAACGCACTTTCGATTGTTGAGAAACTGAGAGGTGTTCGTTTCGAGAAAGACGGTAGAAACGGTATCGGTGTAATCGCTCAAGAAGTGCAGAAACATTTACCTGAAGTTGTTAATAAAGAAAATAATTCAGAATATCTTGCAGTTGCATATGGTAACATTGTCGGCGTATTAATTGAAGCGATTAAGGACTTGAAAAAAGAAATTGATGAACTGAAAAATAAATAATAAATACATTTAAACAAATGGAATAAAATATGCCAGCAGGATATACAGAACTATTTCTAGAACAAGGTGCTGACTTTAATATGTCTGTTACTCTAGATGATGTTGGTGGTTCATCATTCAATCTTGTAAATTTTACAGCGTCGTCGCAAATGAGAAAGTCATACTATTCAACAAGTGTGGCGGCGACTTTTAATGTAAACACGGGTGCTAACGCTGCACTTGGAATAATTACAATATCACTTGATTCCGCAAACACTGCGAACATAAATGCGGGTAGATATGTTTATGATGTTTATATTACGAATGCATCATCTCGAACTAGAGTGCTTGAAGGTATTGTGAACGTATCACCACAAGTAACAAAACAATAGGAAAATTAAATGGCTTCCGTTTCGAAAGTCACAGTAGGTACTGCTCGCACTGTCAATGTGCGAGTAAATACTAATCCAGCAACTAGAGTTAGAACAATTCAATATTCTGCATCAGGCGCATCTTTTAGCGTTTCTGATGCTGCTGATGTTGTATTTCAAAATACAGAGAACAATTTATCGGTATTAACATATGATGATAACATAGATAAATTTGTGGTACAGAATGTACCACGCTTAAACGGAGGCACATTCTAAAATGGCTGGAGCTACAAATACAATTATTCAGATACTACGTTCTGATACAACATCTTTACCTACAACATTAAACCCCGGTGAACAAGCGTATTCATTCTTATCACAAAAATTATTCATTGGTAATAACACTAACGGTGTAGTTACAATCGGCGGAAAATACTACGTCGATTTAATTGACGGCGCAACATCTTCAAATTCATCTAATACACTTGTTCGAAGAGATGTATCTGGAAATGTTTCATTTAGAATGGCAACTATCGTAGATGCTGCTTCAAATGGAACTGATGCTGTTAACAAGACATACTTAGATTCAAGAATCAATGCACTATCATCGAATACAATTTATGATGGCACGATAGGTCAAAGCGGCTACTCAAACGTACACGTTTCTTCTGTAGACGGTGGTGGCTCTGTAATTCTTGTTGCAAACAACACGACAGTTGCAAGATTCACGAAGACAACTTCTGATTTCTACGGCACTGATGTTACGATCACCGGTAATCTTGTTGTTAAAGGTGCTACTTCCTACACTAACGTTGAAACATTACTTGTAGACAATAATCAAATCGTAATGAATGCAAATGCGAGTGGCTCTCCACTCATCGATGCATTTATTACTGTCAATCGTGGCTCAGCAGACAATGCAGCAATCATTTGGAACGAAGCGACAGATAAATGGCAACTCGATAAAGCAATCGGCACAAATTATGATATCGTAGACACAGGCGGTGGTCAATCGATTGGTGGAACTACAACACTAAACGCTGCATCTGTAACGAATGGTTTACATGCAGGCACACTCGAAGTATCCGGACATACAAACGTAGCATCACTGACTGCTAATAGCACAATTATTACTAATCAATTAATTGTTGCTTCGAATGTACAGTTAGCTAACGTAGCGAACGTTGCGTATTACGGTAACGTAGTTGATGCGGCCGCACCAGTGGCTGGCAAACATTACATTATGATAGCTGATGGTAATTCAGGTAACAACAGATTTCATGCAAATTCGTTACTTGCTTTTGATACCTCAAACACTACACTTGCTGTTGGTTATTCGGCATACATTCCATTACCTAATACATTGTACCAAGCGACGGGTTCAAGTCAACAGTATATACAAAACAATATTCAAAATATTAACAATGAAGGTTCTGGTGACTGGGTTGCAACAGCAGATAATGGCACAGATGCTTCTGGTTATATCAACATGGGTATTGCGGGTGGTGGCTACACGTATGATGGATTTCATAAACCGAACGACGGTTATCTATACGTCGCAGGCAACACTGGTCAAGGTCTCGGTAACCTATGGATCGGTACTGCTGAAGCAAATACAACAAACGATACAATCGGTGCTATTTACTTACACATCGGTGCTGTTGCTGCTTCGAATATTGTTGGTTATATTTCTAGACAAAACAATTCACAAACTGGTCCTTCTACTTGGGCTATCAACAAAACAACTGGTGCAGTCTACACATATGCATTAGATGTAAACGGCTCTGCTAACGTTTCATCACTATACATCAATGGAACACAAGTTCTAGGCGAATCATTTGCTCTTCCGGTCACTTTTGGTGGCACAGGTCGAACAAGTGTAACTGCAAATGCAGTTCTATTTGGCTCAGGCTCTGGTACACTCGGTGTTTCAAATGCACCTTCAGCTGGTCAAGTATTGCAATACAGAACTGATGGAGTTAAATTTGGTGGTTTAGATGGAGGTACTTTCTAAATAATTAAATTGTCGTGAAAGGAGTTTCATCTTGAACAAAGAAAAATTTATAAATTATTACATCAGTTTATTGAATTCTACAATTAGCGAAGCGATTAATAAAAATCTAGTTATTCAGGCCGAAAAAAAAGTCTTAGAGGATGATTTACTAGAATTAAAAAAGTTAGAAGATTTAATCGTTTCAATGAGAACTGAACATCAAAATCAAATTAATGATTTGAAGAATCAACTAAATGAAGCGAGAAAACAAAAAGAAGTTTCGTCTATAGAGAATAATGAATTAAAAAAATCCGTTCAGCATGTAGACACATTTAAAAATGAATTGTCTATAGAAAGAACTAAAAATAAAAACCTTATCAAAGAGTTGGATGAAAAAAGTATTGAAATTGAAAATTTGAAAAAGCAAATTGAGAAATTGAATTCGAAAAATGATTCGAAGTCTATTGTACGAAACTCCAAAAAAGATAAACAGCAATTAATTTCTGAATTTATTTTCCAAGAAAACGACGAATCTTTAAATACAGTAAAAGATGCGGGTAAATTTTAATGTCAAATACAACAATACAGTTAAAAAGATCATCAAACACTGGTAATGTTCCCGATACATCTTCTATAACATACGGTGAATTGGCACTCAATTACGCCGATGGTAAACTGTATTATAAAAATGACCTTGATCAAGTTAAATCCATTTACACAGCAAATCAATATGAAACTATTAATGTAAATGGAACTCTAC